ACAAATTTATTTAGGACCAGTACCCGATCAAGTCTATCAAATTGAGATTGATTGCGTGGTTTTGCCTAATCCATTGTCATTAAACACCCCAACGGTAACGGATGTGATTAACGATCCTTACTCAACAATGGTTAAGTTTTACGCAGCTTATTTAGCCAAGTATTACGAACAGAGCTACGGTGAAGCTGAAATCTATAAGCAAGAGTACAACAAACAAGGTGCTTCAGTGCTTAACTCAGTATTTACCCGTAGGATTCCTAGCGTTTACAGTAGCCCAATGTAACTATGGCTGCTGCCGAACAGAAAAAATCCTACCAGGTCATTAAGCAGTTTAAAGGGCTTAATACCAAGGCAAACCGTACAGCCATTGATGAATCTGAATTTTCTTGGCTAGAAAACGCACAGCCTATTGGTTTTGGTAACATTAAAATTACACCCAATAGTTCAGCAGTTCAAAACGCTTCTAATGTGGCGGTTACTTTTTCAAATGATGTCATTTATCTGGCATCTTGCAATATTGATGTTACAGACTATGTAGTAGCCTTTTTGACCGATGGTAGCGCTGAGTATTACAACATTGCCACTAAAGCCAAGGGTACGGTAGCTACTGCGGGTACTTTTTCTAGCTCCGTTGTTTCTAATCAATATCCAATCAATATTACCCAATGGTACAACGACAGGATGCTCATTCTTGATCCAGCCAAGGGGTATTTTTCTTGGGATGGCAACAATGTAGTCACTATTGGTTCAGTAGGATCAATTGGCATTACGAATCCAGGATCAGCATATACCACTGCTCCTACCGTTGTTATCTCTGGATATGACCAGACAGGCGGTACTCAAGCCAATGCTACATCCAGTTTAGTTAGCGGTGGCAACACTGTAGGTTTTGTTTCTTTATCAAATGGCGGTTCTGGCTATACCAATGGCGCTAATTTAACCGTCACCTTTAGCGGTGGTGGTGGATCGGGAGCTTCTGCGGTAGCGGGAATTACTACTTTTGCTACGGGTACGGTCTATGTCAATGTCATTTCAGGTGGAGCTAACTATAGCAACGCAGCCAATATTGGGGTAACCATCTCAGGTGGTGGCGGTACAGGAGCTGCGGGAACACCTATTATTTCAGGAAACACTGTTACTTCGGTCATTATGACCAATAACGGTACGGGCTATACCAACTCTGCCAACATTACGGCAACCATTACAGGTGGTGGTGGATCGGGAGCTGTTTTAAAAGCCAACATTAACACTCAGCAAAATGTAGGAATAGCGAGTTTCTCAGGGCGAGTTTGGATTGCCCAAGGGCGAACTATCTACTACAGCGCTGCGGGGTCGTATAGCGACTTTACAAGCGTTTCTGCGGGATCTGTAACACTAACGGACAGTACATTACATGGCAACATACAGCAGCTTCTTTCTGCTAACAACTTTTTGTATATTTTTGGGGATGATTCCATCAATGTCTTTTCGGATGTTAGGGTTACTACTAGCGGTTCTACTTTATTTACTAATACCAATGTGAGCGCATCGGTAGGGTCTAAATTGGCTTATGCCATTTTTCCTTACTTTAGGTCGGTATTGTTTATGAACAACTACGGTATTTATGCTTTAGTGGGTTCAACTACTAGCAAAATATCTGATCCGCTTGACGGAATGTTCCCCAATATTGACTTTGCTACCGAGGAAGTTACTGCTGGTCAGGTGCTTTTAAACAACATTTTGTGCGCTTCGTTCAATTTTAGATACTACGATGCCATATTTACTCAAAGCTATCGGTACATCCAAGTAGTCTTTTTTGAGAAAAAATGGTTTATTACAAGCCAAGGCAATGATCTTCAGTACACCACTTCTGTACCCGTAAGCGGAATTATCACCATGTACGGCACAAGAGGTCGTGATTTGTACAGGCTGTATTCGGATGCGACATCTGGCATTACTAGCCGTATTCAGACTGCTTTGTTGCCAATGAGCGATCCAATTCGCACCAAACAAGCCTTAAAATTTGCGGTTGAAGCAACAACAACTTCTGGCGTGGAATTAAATGTAACGGTGGATTCTGAATCAGGATCTAGCCCTGTTTATACGCTTGGAAATTACATTACTTGGTATAACACATCTAACACCACCATCCCTTGGATTAACAACAGTTCTACTGTAATATCTTGGATAGGTGGTATAGGCTATGAACTATACAAATCAGATGCGCAACAATGGGGTAAATATTTAGGGTTAACACAGACATCCAACTCGGCTGGTTTTGTAGTTAACACTTTTGAATTTGAACATGAATTAAGAGTGAGGTTCTAAAATGGCTGGAGTTCCGTTTATATTTGGCAATGCAACAACGGCAATCCCGTTGTCTAACCTTGATGCCGACTTCAATACTGGTGCAACCATCGGTAATACCACTGTAGGGCTAGGAAACACTGTTACCACTTTAGGTAATGTGACACTAACCAATACTACCGTTACCAACTACACCGAAACTTATGTCAGTCAGACAGGTAATGTGACCATTAGTTTGACGGGTGGTACTTACCAAAACATCAATGTCAACGCAGCTACCACAATTACCTTGCCAGCTTCTGTAGCGGGTAAGAGCTTTACTGTCCAGACCTATTACACAAGCAATAGCACTGTGGCTTGGGCAGGTGGTACAGCAATTAAGTGGGCTGGAAACACTACTCCAACGGCTACTGCTGCTACTGGAAAAGTGGACATATTTAACTTTTACCAAGACGGTAATGTCACCTATGGTGCGGTTTACGGACAGAATTTCTAATGTTTAGCTCACGCAAAACTGGTTCAGCCAGCAACGCTTATAACTTAACTAAATCTTTAAGGTTTAGAAGTAGTGCTGGTGCATGGTTAAATAGAACGCCAGCTACCACTACAAACAGACAGACATATACATGGTCTGGCTGGGTTAAAACAAGCCTTGCTAATGTGAATGGCTCCGATATGCCATTGTTAACATCAAGACCTGCGGCTGGTACATACACATTATTTCAACTAAAAAATTCCAATACGCTTCAGTTTTCAGATAGTACGGCTGGCGGCTCAGTTACAACAACCCAAGTATTTAGAGACCCATCTGCTTGGTATCACATTGTTTTGGCAGTAGATACAACACAAGCCACTGCCGCAAACCGAGTAAAAATGTATGTAAACGGAGTTCAAATAACTTCATTTTCATCAACAACTTACCCATCGCAGAACGGCAATACTCAAATAAATGTTGCACAAAACCAAGGTATTGGTAGAGATGTATATGATACTAGTGCTTTATTTGACGGCTATTTAGCTGAAACCAATTTTATTGATGGTCAAGCCCTTACCCCATCTTCATTTGGTTCTACAAACGCTACTACTGGTGTATGGCAACCAGCTAAATACACAGGCACATACGGCACTAATGGCTTTTATCTGCCATTCTCTGACAACTCCAGCACGACCAATCTATGCCTCGATAAATCAGGCAATAGTAATAACTGGACTCCTAACAACATTAGCTTAACTGCTGGTAGCACTTACGATTCAATGACTGATGTACCAACGCTGACCAGCACTACAACAGCGAACTTTTGCACCTTTAACCCATTAAACTTAAATTTATCTGCTGGTAGCATTGGGTTATCTGATGGAAACTTAACCAAAGCAAATAACGGTAATGGTGCATTTGGCACAATAGCTGTTAGTTCTGGTAAGTTTTATTGCGAAATGGTTTATACGGCTATATCAGGAACTGTTGAGCTTGGAGTTTGTGATAACAATACTAATTTAGCGGTTGGCTATAAGAGTGACGGAACTAAAGATGTAAATAGTTTCTCTACTAACTCTGCATATGGTTCAAGCTACACAACTAATGATGTTATTGGAATTGCGTTAGATGCAACAAATTTAACGGTTACATTCTATAAAAATGGAGTTAGCCAAGGTGCTGTGTCTTACTCTACAACCACAACTAATTTAACATTCTTTATGACAGGTCGTGGAGCAGCTACTTATGGTGGATACGCCAACTTCGGTCAACAGCCATTCACCTACACTCCACCAACAGGCTTTGTAGCACTCAATACTTATAACTTACCTACTAGCACTATTGTTAAAGGTAATACAGTAATGGATGCTACTTTATATACTGGTAATGGAAGCACTAATACTATTACAAATAGTGCTGGTTTTAAGCCTGATTTTGTATGGGTAAAATCTCGTAGTGCTGCAACTGACCATAAACTTACTGATTCTGTAAGAGGTGTACAAAAAGGACTTATTTCTGACACAACTGGCGCAGAAACAACAGATACAAACGGTTTGACTGCATTTAACAGCAATGGTTGGTCATTAGGTTCTGATACTGTTTACAACAACAATACAGCCACTTATGTCGGCTGGCAATGGCAAGCTGGTCAAGGTTCTACATCATCTAATACAAATGGTTCTATTACATCAACAGTAAGCGTTAATGCTTCTGCTGGATTTAGTATTGTTACTTATACTGGCACAGGTGCAAATGCCACAGTAGGACATGGCTTGGGTGTAGCACCAAGCATGATGATTGTCAAAGGAAGAACTGATACAAATAATTGGTTTGTTTATCATGTTTCAGTTGGGAATACTGGCGGTTTAATTTTAAATACAACTAATGCCGCTGTTAGCGGTTCTGGTTATTGGCAAAATACATCTCCAACATCATCTGTATTTTCAATTGGTAATAATAGCAATTCAAATTCAAGTACCATACCGTATGTCATTTACTGCTGGGCGCCAATCGCTGGCTACTCCGCATTTGGTAGCTATACAGGTAACAATTCTAATGATGGTCCGTTTATCTACACAGGGTTTAGACCTAGATATGTATTAATAAAAAGTTCAACAAGCGCTGAAAATTGGTGGTTAATGGATAGTGCTAGAGACCCATACAATGTAGCATCTGCATATTTAAATCCAAATACAAGTAATGCAGAAGCGTCATTTGCAACAATGGATTTTTTATCAAATGGATTTAAACTAAGATACAACGGAGCTGCTGTAAATCAAGCTCAAACCTACATCTATGCCGCATTTGCAGAAAACCCTTTTAAATATTCTTTAGCGAGGTAATTATGTTTGCAATCGTACAAAACGGAATAATTCAATTACTGATTCCTGCGGGCAGTCAGTTTTCTTGGGATGGCATTGATTACCCTTCTAATTGGGTAAATCTATCTTCCCCAGAAGAAAAAGCTGCTATCGGCATGGTGGATGTAGTTTATGGTCAACCAGCTAACGATCAGTATTACTGGGTTCAGCAAGATGCGCCTGTATATAACGCACAGACCAATCAAGTGGATATTAGTTTTACTAATACTCCAAAAGACTTAACTACTGTAAAAGCCAATGCTCTTAATACAATTAACGATACGGCTTATTCAATCTTGCAACCATCTGATTGGATGGTCGTAAAAGGTATTGAAACTTCAACTCCTGTAAACCCTGATTGGAACGCATGGAGAGCTTCAATTCGAGCAACTGCTGATTCCACTCGCACTGCTATTACTGGTGCATCCGATGTAGATGCCGTACAAACTATTATGAGCAATATTGCATGGGCTAAATCACCAAGCCAAGTAGCAACGGAGGTTCAAAATGGGAATTAACGCTTTCTGCAAAACAGGCAATACCGTTACTTTTACGGCTGGAGTAGCTGCTCCAACGCCTGTTCAGTGTTCATCTACTACTTTGGGTGGTAATCAATATCGAATTATTAACTCTGGTACTACTATTGTGTTTTTGGGTTATGGCGTAGATGCTGCTAATGCCACTACCAACTCAGCCAATGTAACCACTAGCAGTACAGCTTTTCCATTATTAGCGGGTACAGATGAGATTTTAACTTTTGCTCCCAATGCTTACTTTACTGGCACAAGTACGGCTAATGCAGTCGTTTATATTACCCCTGGCGATGGAGTTTAAAAATGGTTCTCAAGGTCGTATCAAGCGGAACGGGTGGTGGCGGTGGTAGTAACGGTACAGTCACGCAAGTAGGCGGTAACGGTACTGTCAACGGCATTACGCTTACTGGTAATGTCACGACCACAGGAAACCTTACTCTTGGCGGTACTCTAGGCGGTATTGCAAACAGTCAGCTATCTAACAGCGCTGTAACCTTAGGAAACACTAGCGTTTCTTTAGGATCAACTGCATCTACTATTGGAAACTTAACGCTACAAAATGTCACCATTACTAGCGGATCTATTCCAGCAGCCAATGTTACAGGCTTGGGTACGATGGCTACCCAAAATGCCAACGCAGTAGCTATTACTGGTGGTAACACAAGCGTGACTTATGACAACGCTGTTTATCAAATTGCTACATCTAACATTATTGCATCATCTAATGTTGGCGCATTTTCCTATGGAAACCTGTCTTATTCAGATGTGGGGATTGTGGCTTCTTTTGCAAATTCTGCAAATAATTCAACGCAAATAATTTTACAAAACAGCAGCAATCTTAATAATGCTTCTTCTGACTATGTAGCAGTTAATGACACTGGTTCTGTTTATGCAGATTTTGGTGTTACTTCAAGTACTTATGTCGGTACAGGTAACTTTTATAAATCTAACTCTGCTTATTTTTATGGCGGTGGATCAGATGTGTACATTGGTTCTATTAGCAACAATGCAGTGCATTTTGTAGCTAATAACTCTACTACCGATGCAATGGTGGTTAATGCTAACAACACCGTTACCATCAATGCTTATGCTGGCACAACCAATGCTAATGCAACATTTAACACAAGCTCACTGCCATTAGTTCCATTGGGGTATTTAGTGTTAAACATTAACGGTACTAACTACAAAATCCCTTACTACAATGTCTAACATGAGCGAACTTCTTATTGACGAAACAAGGGCAAAATTGAACACCCATGAAGCGGTGTGTGAACTTCGCTATGACAGTATTTGCGCTAGGTTAAAGCGCTTGGAGCAGATTTTGATTTGCTCTGCTGGTTTTATTGTAGCTTCTTTGGTGGCAATCGCATTTAAGCTGAACTGACATGGACTTTAATACGCTCTCTATTGTGAAGTTTGGGGATGTTGAATCCCTAGGAGAG